TTTTTCAGTTCCTTTTTTCAAGCTTTCAATAATACTTGCACCCATTGAATCATAAGTTGGTCTTATAAATGGCTTTGATACCATTGTACCTAAATACTTACCAGCATATGGCACATATTCAGGCTTTCCTTTAAACTTTTGACTTCCACCGCTTGACCTTGTAAACCCACCTGCTAACAATCCCTTTTTCATATAACGCTCTTTAGTTCCATATTCAACTAAATGTGCGTGATTTCCACCTTGAAACGCTGAACTTTTATTGCTATATTGTGGGCCAACCCAAAAGAAAAAATTATTCTTTTTAGATTTTACTACTCCAATACTTGCTTTTAAAGTTCCTTTATCAACTGCTACCTTTGCAGCCATTTCTACTTCTACTTTATTAGCTTCATTGTGTGCTAAATCAGCAAATTGTTTTTCTGAATTAGCAAAAGTCTTATCTAATAATTCTAAAACCTTTTTTTCAGTATCATTAGGTAATGTTACTTTCATTATCCAATCCTTTCAACACCACTTAACCTCGTTACTGTTCTACGTTGAAACTCAACTGCATCAACTATACCTGTAACTTGATATGTTTGGCCTTCAACTTTCATTAACCAACTATTCGTTACACTTAATGCATCAATATCACCAAATCTACAATCTACTGTTGTAGTTGTATTGCTTTGGCGCTGCATATCATTAAAAGCTTCATTATTTGCCCTATTATTTACATAGCAAAAAATAGTAGCAGTAGCAGTTCCTGAATATGACTGAGCAACCTCACCACTGTTTGAATCAGTAGCGACAATTGGAGCAAATAGCTCACAAGTCATATCAAATTTACCGCTAATAATATTCACTAGTAATTTACTATAATATTAGTTGCTGTTGTTGCTGTTGCATTTACTCTTCTTACTGCTACTGGAAAGAAACCAACAGGAACTGATTTGTAAAGAACTGCAGTTGGTGTACCTGCATAGTCATCAAAATGAATTACAGTTAAATCACCACTAACTCCTACGTATAAAGTACCAGGATTAGTTAAAAATGTCGTATCGCTTGGAGTAACTGTTGCTCCTTGTGTTGCTATTTGCTTAATCATATCGATCTATTATATTTATTATTTTCTATATCTAAAAGCGTATAAACTCCAAATGGAATTTCACTTAATGTTTGTGATTGAGCTTGCTGCTTATTCTCGTACAAATGACCAATAATTAATAGCATTGCACTCTTATAAGTTTGTGGAATTAATGCAGCACTTGTATAACCGCAAACTACTCTAACTTTAAAAGCATTTAATGTATCTTTTATACTTGGAATAGTATCTAATTTTACTCTGCAAGGTGAGTTTAACAAATCAGTAACGTATAAAGTGCTACTAATTGTTTGCTCAGTTCCATTTAAATCCAAATATTTTACACTTGTAACGGATTGCACTGGAGCTTTATTAATCATTATTGTTTTATCAATAATAGTATCAAAAACCACATCAATAGTTTGTGTCATTAATGGCCTCCAAGTATAGCCTTCAACAAATTGTCTAGCTGCTGTAATAAGTGCAGTAATAAGCGCATCTTCAACTGAGTTGTTTACTCTTAGATGAAGTTTAGCCTCTGCCAATGTAATTGGCTCTGCTGATGGTGCTGTTATTACTACGTATGTTTCCAATTACTTTACTGCTTTTTTAATTGTTTTTGTTTCAACTTTTACTGCTTTCTCAATTTTAACTGCAAATCCTAATTCAACTAATTCATTAGCTTGATTTTCGTTAATTGTTGCTAATTCGCCAATATGATAGCCTAAACCAAATCCGATCGGACTTTTTATAAATTGTATTTCCATTTTGAAGCGTGGGGCGGTATCGAGCCGCCCTACTTCCATTCACGCTTAATTACTGATTAAACAGTTGTTGCGTCTAGTATAGCTGCGAATGCTGCTGGTTGTTTTACCGCAACACCTACGTATTGTGACATTACGATTCTAGTTTTACCACCGATTGCTTGTGAAGCAGGATCAATAACTAAATCTATTCCACCGTATTGTCCAACTACTAAGTTTTCAAAATCACCATAGATAATTGCAGAGCAAGTACCTGATGTAGAACCTTTAGTTAATGTAGAGGGAACATTTGAAGTGCTGTAAGTTTCTTTACCAGCAATTTGCTCAGGCTGACCCATAAAGTAGTTCATATAAGGCATAATCATTGCACCACTACCTGAATCGATAACAGTTTGCTTTAATTTAGCTACAACTTTAGGATTTACTAAGAACTTACCGTTCATTCCAGCATTAGCCGATTCTACAACTTGGATTAATTCAAGAATCTTAGCTAAAGTTGGCGCACCACCATTAGTTCCAATTGCTACTGATCCAATTCCACTAGTTCCCAATAAACCTGTTGGTTGTCCGCTTGAACCTGAACCATTAATAGCTGCTGCTTCAATTGCTACTGCAAAAGCTTTCATAAATGATTGAACTGTGTAGTTTTGAATACTGAAATTATCTTGTAACAATAATTGCTTAGACAAATCAACATAAGCAGTTAAACGCTTAGGAGAAATAGAACGACTTGCTGTAGTAGGATCACCTGCACTTGCATCAGCAACTTCAGTAGCCCAACCTGCAGTAACACCTGCACTAAAACCAGTTAAATCAGTGTTAGCTGCTAAGCCTTCTAATTTAATTGCACCTAATTGAGGCAAAACAGTTTTTGCATACAAAGCATCAAAGAATCCAACTTTGTCAGTAGCAATAAAGTTACCACCTGCAGTAGATGAACCTGCGCTCATTGTTCTGTTTTCAACAGTTAAGAATTTGTTTGATAAATACAAACCATCACCCATTGAACCTAAAGCTCTTTTTTCTTTAGCTGATTCTTGCAACATTTCTTTTTCAAGACCTGTAATTGCGTTCTCATCACCACGTGATAAGCTTAATTCACGAACTAATTTACCAAATGAAAAATTAGCAATTTCTCTTTTTTCTTTAGAATCACCTTCAGCAGTTTTTCTACCTTCAACATTTGACTTAGCAAATTTTTCTCTTAATTCTGCATCTTTGATTTGTGCATCAAAAGCAGTTACATCAGTTTCAATTGATCTTAAAGTAGTTAATTCTACTGTAGTCAATTCTCTTCCTTCTAATTCTGCCTTAGCTACTAAGTCAGAACCTTCGTTTCTTTTTAACGCTTGTAATTGGCGTAATTCAACACTTGAGTTTTTCATTATTTTGTTTGTTTTTTTAGTTTAAATTAAATTTAAATTTTTGTGCTATATAATAGCTTTCGTTTATTTGTTTTGTATCTTCTTTTATAATTAGTTCTTTACTTCTTTTTTTGTATGCTTCAACTTCAGTATCTTCATAAGCAGGATTAACTACAGGCCCAACATCATACAACTTATCAATTTTCATAATAGTTCTAAGCATTGATCCATCAGCAAACTCTTCAACTTTTTGTTCAGCTACAGTAAATGCAAATGAACATCCACGAATATTACCTGCTTTTATGTTTTCAAGTACATCATTGCCCATAGTTGTATTTAATGCTTCAAATTCAAAATACAAACCTTTGTCATCAACTGCTAATGTCAATGTACCTTTACCATCTTTAGTTCTAGCTAATAATTGCTCGCTTTCGTGGTTAAATAAAGCTACAACATCGCTCATATCACATTCATCAAATGCGCCACGTGCTATAGTTTCGTTATATCCTTCAAACATTTCGTACATAGATTCAAATGTTGAAGCATAGCCCTTAATCATTCTGCCCTCTTCGCTGATAATCTCAGCAGCTCTATTATTATATCTTCTTTCCATTATTGCTGTGCGCCACCCATTCCAGGCTGACTATTGGTTAATTGTTGATTTTTTTGTGCTTGTGCTGCCCAAAAAGGAATAGCAGTTTCGCCTGGCATCATATTGCTTGGCATATAACTACTATTTGCATAATCTTCATCAATTGTATTGATTGCGTACATTTTACGTACTTCATTTGGAGTTATTGCACCACTAGTAAACATTGTTCTTACTTTGCGTTCCATTGCTGCTGAATCACCTCTTAAAAGCATATCAGTATCAATATAACCATCATAAATATCACGTTCATAAATTGCATAAAGTTTTTGATCAGCTTCTTGTTCAAATCTTACAATCCAGGGCATTAGACAATCAGTAACATAGTTTATGTTAACCTGCTCTAATGCTGAATTATTTGTATCTGATAAATCTTGTAATTTACTCAGTGGCATTCTAAACCATCTAGCAATTTCGCCACGCATATAATTCTCAGTTTCTACAAACTGTGATTTTTGAGGATCATTACCCATTGCTTCAAACTTTACACCACTTGGCATAGCAGCTATTGAACCTCCAGTATAAGATGCCATAAACATTTCAGTGTATTGTCTTAGTTTCTTTTCATCATTAACTCCTTCAAAAGTTAAGATACCACTCATTGAAGCACCACCGCTAAAATATTTACTTGAATAATTTTGAATTGCTAAAGCGTGGCCTAATGTTTCTAATTGAAAAGCTAATACTGATTGGCCAACCATAGAATTACCTGGCCCTTTTATATGAAATATATCTTCGCTTGAATAAATGCCACTTAAACCTAATGGTGTATAATTAATTTGATAAAACATTGTTTTACTATCAATATCAAACTCAGGAAACACAAAATTGCTATCTATATAGTGCATTTCAGTAGCTAATCCTGCTTTATCACGAATAATTAAAGCATAACCATTACCACGTGCAATTGCATCATTTATAATTGAATATTTTAAACCAATTGGAGTTGAATAGCTATTTGGCTTAACTTGTAGTATCTTAGCAACATTTAAGTTACTTACTCTACTTTTATTACCATTCTTTTCAGTTTTAACTACTATATAAGGAAGTTTACTAATATCTTCAGCAATATTTCTTATACAAGCATAGTAAACAGCTAACTGCTTTACATTCTTTTCAGATACCTGTTCACCACTTTTAGCAAAGCCACTAAACCAATTTTGCAATGGAAATCCGCTAAACTGGTTAGCAGGCATTAATGACTTTGGAGCTTTAGCCCTAAATGATATTGTCGGTAAAAAACGAGTTAATAAATTAGCCATTATTTTTACAAAGAAACATAAGGCTATTGTAATTAATTGTAACTATCTAATATAGCCCAAAATAATAGTTCTTACTTCTTTTAAAGCTATTATAAGTTTTAAATCTATTTCTTTTAAACTTATCAAAATACTCTACTTCTAAAGCAATATAAGCTTGTTCGCCATTTATGTGAAATGGTAATAAATTGTAATAGCGTTGAAAATACTCTGTAATTGTCATAATTTATCGTACATTAATAAAAAAATATTCTTGTTCTTTTGGATTTTCTTTCATATGTTGCATATAAGCAGCAATGGCCATAATATTACTTACTATACCATCCACCTTGTTCTCAGGTTTACTCTTATCGACTTTCATATTACCTGAAGCATCACGTAAAATTAATACGTTTCCAGCCATCCATCTTATAACCTCGTTATTATTATGGCTTAGTTCCTTGCTTATTATTAACCTTTCAAGTTCTGCAGTTGGAGCAGCCATTGACATAAATCCTTGTCTAAACGGATGTAAGCTAATTCCATCTTCAGTTAATTCAGTTACAAGTGTAGTTGCAAAAATAGCATCATAGTTTATAAACTGTATCTTGTATTTACTTGCAAGTTCATTAATATCATTTCTTATTATTTGGTGATCTATTACATTTCCTTCAGTAAACTTAATCAATCCAATCTTATTCCAATTAACATAATTATGATAGTTTCTTTTGTGGCGTTCCTTAGCTACATCGTTTGGAATCCAAAAAAAATATAATTGTTTAAAATCGGTTTCACCTGGTAATGGTGGAAAGTTTAAAACTAAACTGCTAAAATCTTGTGACTTACTTAAATCCATTCCGCCAAAACATTCCCTACCTTCCAAAATACTTTCATCAAATTCTTGGCCGCTTCCAATCCACTTATCATCAGGAATCCACGTTGTTGCAGTATCAGTCCAAACATTTAAATATTTTGTTTTAAAATTTATTTCCTTACTACCATCATTCTTAGCTGCAGTCAGTTCTGCTTTTAAAAAATCTAAGTTAACACTTACATTTAAATTTGGATTAGCTTTTTGCCAAGCGTTTTGATCTTGCCAATCATCATTTTCATCAATGGTAAATATCATTGCAAATAACGTGTCATCCTTTAGTTTCTTGCTTAATACTTCAATGCAATATTTACGCTCTTTAAAACAAGGCCCATCTTTTAAAAATCCTGCAGTAGTAATTGTAAATAACAATGGATTTGTAGTTGCACCCATTCCTGACTTAACTACGTTATAAACTTCATCAGTTTTGTGAGCGTGATATTCATCCACTACTGCAATATATGGCTTTAATCCATCCAATGTATTTGAATCACTACTCAAAGCTTTCATAATACCAGTATCAAATCCTTTTTCAATATTAATCAATTCATACTGCATTACTCTGACTAATTCGTTTAGCCAATCAGTTTGTTTTATCATTTGCTTTGCAGCCTTATAACAAATCGTGGCTTGGTCACGTGTAGTTGCGCAGGTATAAATTTGCCCATCATCGTGTGTATCGGCAATT